CCCATTTTGGGCATCGTGCGCGCCGGATCCGACATGCTGTTTAGCGAGCCGTTCCAGAGATCAAGAAACAGGCGTCCGAACATCGGCACGGGGCCACAGTTCTTCTCCACAAAATCGTTCGTGATCTTGAAGCCGATCATGCGGTACGCCTTGGCCAATGTTTCGGGGTCAATATCGACCGTCGTACAATCATCACCGCCATTTATGGAGGGATGTTTGATGGCCGCGCTCTTGTCCATGCCGCTGAGGCGGCACGCTATGAACACGCCCAATTTGGAACGGGACGTGTTCATAGGGGAGGTGCAGTGGAACCCTGAGAGCTGCGCGTAGCCTGTGCTAAACTTGTGGCCGTGCTTCGTAACAGCCTTACGCTTGTGCGTCAGGTTGAAGGTGTTTACGATGCGCGTGTGATGCACCGGCTTGAAGAGGCGGAGGTGGAAGGTGATGTCGAAGTACCGGCACGCCGCGTCCACGTGACCGTCCATCTTCTCGATGTCGCTCACGTTGGCGTGTTTCTTGGCCTTGCTCACGACGGCCAGCACAATCTCGCTAAACTTGCGGGGCGTCTTGCTGAATGCGTACCAATCCATGTCCTTGAGGTAGTCGGAAACGGCGTACTCATACAATGACCACACCATCTTGGTGGGCGGAGGACAGGGCACGATAATACGCGGAGCGCTCATCTTAGTGTACGCCTCGGCTTTCAAGTTCACAGCCAGGGTTTCCTCCAGAGCGATCTTGTCCGCCCACATGCCGACCATTACACCGTAGCGCTGGGCAGGCCGGTTCTGGGCGAGCACCGCCTCCTCTACTTCGACCGGGTCATAGGTCCACTTCTTGTCTTCGGGGACAATCATCTCCACGAATTCATCAATGTAGCCCTTGACCTCAGGTGTGAGGCCGCCGCCCACTCCGGCCGCCTGTGGTCCTACGATACGGTCGTGCGCCGCTTTCTTCTCGTTGCCGAGTGAGCCGTCGGGCACGTAGCCACCGGGGACGATGGGGCTAAACAACGCCCGCATGAGGGGCTTGGCGAGCGGGTCATAGTTCTCCGGTTCGTACTGATACCGCACGAAGCGCTCGTCCGCCAGGTAAACGACGGGAGGCGCGCGGGGGTAGCTGTGCCGGAAGTAATCCGTCACGAGTGTTTGCTCTTCCCGCTTCATCTCAGGCAGCACTGACTTGACGATGGCGAGCGTCATCTGTATGCCGGTAGACTGAACGGTTGACACCATCTGGCCGTACGCCTTGGCCGTCACTTTGCAGCTGAGGAACTGGTCATTGCGGGCGATACTGTAGTACAGCCCCTCAGAGCTCATGACCTTGAGCGTGGCGAAGCCATCCTTAGACGGCTGGAGGCGCTTGAGGGGTAGCCCGTCCACATAGTCAGTGACATTGAGGAACGGTACGTCAATGGTGGATTTGAGTTGGAGTAGAATTAAGTAAAAATTCTCGCCCACTTTCTTGCGCTCGATAGAGTAGACCGCGATCCGAGTCCAGATCCCGATCTTCGTGCGCGCGGTGAAAAGGTCACCGCTGTAGTCCCACAGGAGGTGCTCGTACGTGTGGGAGCCGGCCACTGTGTAGGTGACCTGTTGGTCCGGGCCAAAAG